CAAGTGGATTTATCGGAATCGAAGTACCATTCGATCTTGTCATCGAGCATGATTGTGGGCGCTTTAGATTCGTGGGTAAGATCGACGCGATCATTGATAATAGAACAACAAGAGAGATTGAAGTCCACGAAAATAAGACAGGAGCAAGAATCAACGAAGCGTGGGCCTTGTCCTTCCACATGTCTCACCAAGTTACGGGCTACCTCGCAGCAAGCAAACTTATCCTTCCATCCGAGGCAGGAAAAGATATCAATAGCTGTGTGGTGCACGGATTGCAAATCCCACTACCTCGTTCAGTGGAGATTGGGAGCCTTGTTATCGAGCGAACTACTAGACACGAAGAAAATTACGAAAGATGGCTCGCATGGCTCCTAGATACACACGCGACTATAAGTAAGTATAAGAAAGATATATATAATAGCCCTATGTATACACATTCTTGTAATCGCTACTTCCAACCCTGCCAACTCATTCCATTCTGTACTGCGTCTAGAGATGAGCAAGAGATGCTGCTTAATGAAGAGTTTAGAAGTGATCAATGGAACCCACTAACGAAGGAGGAATAGATGGATAAAGATGTAAAGGCACTATGTGCGCTTATTGAAAAGGTTGTGATGAATGATGAAGGCTCGTGGACAGATAAACGTGATGCAATTAGAACTGAATGCGATAAGGATGCACTAGTGGAATTCCTTGCATGGTTCGATGAAGATGAGGAGGATGACGAATGACCGATATATATAATCATCTTGAAGATGCTATCATCGAAGTAGTTAAGAGTATGAGAGAAGAAGTTGCTAGTCTCGAAGATCCGCCTTCGTATCTCGATTTTAATATCGAAGTAAATGGTCGCGTTCTAGATGGCGATGTGGAAATCACATTCACATTTGATGGAGGTAGTTACAGTAAACAAACTAAAGGAGGTAACTTACGTAGCACTCTTGATGAATACTTACGTAGATATGGTTGGACTAAGGCTAATCTCCCTCTCTGTTTACCAAAGGTGGATAATGAACGAACAAACGACGAAATCCCCTTCTGAGGAAGCTATAACTATTAAGGGAGTGCAGATCGGGCGTGCTAGTGCTGGTAGCGGACGTTTTACTGCACTCATATGGGGACCGTCTGGAGGCGGGAAGACTACACTAGCTTGTACTGCCCCCGGACGGAAGCTTATAATCAACTTCGATCCTGATGGTCCTGATAGTGTGGCTTATAGGAACGATGTCGATGTCCTCGATTACTCAACGCGTCCTTATGGCATTACCGAAACGTTTAAGAGCGAAACTGAACCGCTGGGACTTACAAAGGATGCTCTTAATCGCTATGACACTATTATTGTTGATAGCATTACTAATGCTAGTGATAAGGCCCTTGATGCCGGTGTGGCTTCAAGTATGGTGAAAGGATCGCACACTGAGAGACCTGCTCCGGGTAGTTACCAATTCCGGAATAGGCTAACATTGAAGTTGATAAAGAATGTCCTACGAATCACTGGTCAGTATGCTAAACATTGTATCTTCATCGCGCACGAAGACAGTCCAACTAAGACTGACGAAGGAACAGTTCTATTCGTTAGCATCGCACTTGGAGGCAGCTTACCCGACTCTGTTCCCATCGATTTTAGCGAAGTATGGTGTGTCTATGAGGTTGCTGGAAAAGGAAAGCATATTGGCATTAGACCTTGTAGATCAAGAAAGCCAATGAAGACACGTATCTTCGCTACTAATAGAGAGCCCGAATTCCCACTCACTTACGATCCTAGTACACAGAAAGGAGATACGATTAGTAGGTGGTGGGAATTGTGGAATGTTACTAATAAGAATAAAATACCGATACCGGGTACTAAGGATTATGATGAGTTATTGAAAAACATGAGTGGGCACAAGGACTTGTAGGGTAACTTTAAGTTGTAGCTATATTTGGTGGCTTGACAGGCTTGCAACCTGAAGTCACAATATTAAAGCCAACCCACAAAGGACATACAATCATGGATAAAGAGCATACGAATATGCGTGGAGATGATCTCGGTAGCATTATCGAGTACACTGATGACATTGATGATGCCGAGATGCCGCTTCCACTTCCTGAAGGCACTTACGAAGCTGAAATTAAGGCTGTTGAAGCTAAGTATAGCGGTAATAATAAGAAGTATGCCGCTGTTTCCTTCTACATTCCAACTGACGCTTTCCCTGCCGACTATCCTCTCGATGAAGCTCCTGACGGACTTGTACTTATTTATAGGAAGCTGTCACTTGAGAATAACAAGATGAGTAGGTTCAACCTTAAACGGTTCATTCAGAATGTAGGTGCGCCCCCCGTAGGCCGCTCGCTCGATCTGACACAGTGGGTCGGATTGAAGGCGAAGATTGTGATCAAGCACGATACATGGGAAGGCACTACTCGCCCTACCGTTGACAAAGTACTTGCATCGGCTTAACTTATCAATGTCTCTAACCTGAGAGACTTCCATGACCAAAACATCAAGGAGTGGTAAAATGGCAGAGGAAAAGAAGCGGCGTCGGTCGAGTGGCCCGCGCAACATGAAGCCGACGTATCTTGTCTATCGCGGTGAGGATATCGAAATCCTCGCAGTGTCGAAAGATGCGTTCGAAATTCTTAAGCTCGCACAAGGAGACGACAGTGTTAAGTACACTGACGTGAGCGAGTTTACGCGGAAGAATAAGAATAAGCTCTCAGTTGCTGCTTAGTGTGTCTTAGCCCACATTGAGTAGCGAGAGGGGGAGACAGTTACAACCGTATCAACCCGGATGCTGTCTCCCTTTTCTTATATCATATAAACAAATGAGGTGACACTATGTCAGCCATTCCGGTAGAGGATGGCTTGGAATTGGAGTTACTATTTGATGAGAAACAGAGACAAGCAATTGAAATTTGTGTTAACCCTGCCAACCGCATCGCATCTGTTACGGGTAGTGCGGGTACTGGTAAGACGACGATCATTAAACGTACTGCGGAAATCCTACAGGAGCAAGGTAGAAAGGTTGTATGCTGCGCGCCGACTGGAAAAGCGGCGAGAAGAATACGTGAAGCTACTGGTCTACCCGCAATAACGATCCACAAGCTACTGGAATTCCCCAAACCCCACGAAAGAGACGAGAAGACCGGACTTCCATTAAAGGAAGGACACCCTAAGAGACATAAAGATCTACGATTGAAATATGATGTTGTTATTTGTGACGAATATGCGATGGTTGGTCACGCACTTAATAGACAGCTTATCGACGCTTTACCAAATGGTGGTCTCCTTAGATGCTTCGGAGATATCAACCAACTCCCCCCGATCGAAGACTATAAGATAAAGAAGAATGGCTACGAGCATACGCCCTTTGAGCGGCTGCTTAAGGATTTTCCGTCTGTAATGCTAGAGAAGGTATATAGACAGGGCGAAGGTTCAGGGATATTCTTAAATGCGCGCGGAATAGTGAGAGGAATGATCCCTACGAAACGTGATGACTTCCGTATCATCTTTACAAATGAGCCGACTAATAAAGTTGAGGAATATGTGTGGAATGAGGCTTATAAGTATAAGGAAATTGAGAATCAGATAATTGTAACGGGACATAGGGGATGGATTGGTACGTATGAGTTAAATCAACGGATACAATGTATATTAAACCCCGACCCTTATGGCGCTTTCGATCCTCCTAGACATAAGTGGCATGCAGATAAACCGATCACACTTGGGCTAGGTGACAAGGTAGTTTGCACTGAGAATATTTATGATACGAGAGACTACTTTGAACGTTATAGTGAGTTTGATGATCAGGGTAATCCTGTTCCTAGTTCTTATATAGATCCTCTTGATGAATGTATGATGCTTAATGGTGAGATTGGTACGATAAGTGAGATTGAAGAGACTGAGGATGGAGAGAATGTCAAGCATGTAATTATAGATTTTGGTGATCGTGAAGTACTCCTCCCGCATACGATACATGAGAAGAACCCTTATAACACTAGTGTATATCAGACTTCATTCTTGAAATCGATAGATTTAGGTTACGTACTTACGACACATAAGTGTCAAGGTAGTGAGTTCGAAGAAGTTATATATGTACTTAATAAGTCGAGTAAGTGGTCACAGGGACGTAAGAACCTCTATACGGCGGTTACGAGGGCTAGAAAACATGTAATTGTGGTTACAGATAGTACTAGTCTTAATTATTCGATGTGGAAACAGGAACGATGAGCAAGTTTGCTTGTCCGAAATGCGGCTCCATTACGAAAGTACTGGAGTCGCGTCCGTCCATTCCACTAGATGGTAGGAGAAGGAGACGCCAATGCTATCAAGGAAACTGTCGCTTTAGGTTCACTACAGTAGAGAGGATATACGTAAAGGAGAAGAAACATGAGCGAAAGATTCCTCGTCGTTATACTAAACGGGCCGTCGAATTGCGGTAAGGACACGATCATAAGTAGGCTGATGCATGCGACGACTCCTTATATGATACTTAATCATAAACATATAATGGGTTGGCATGAGAAGATGGTGATGCCGCTTAGAGATATGGTCTGTGGCCTCTTCGGATTGAATGGTTATCAGTATGAGACGATGAAAGATGATCCTATTCTTCCAAATGGTGTGACGCCGAGAGAGGCAATTAAACATTTAGATGTACATTGGTCCCGGCCATTATTTGGTGAGGACTTCTTAGGTAATCTGTTAGTGAATGAGTTGAAACGTAATCATCGTAGATCGCGGCCATTTGAGTTTAAAGATCAAGTTAATATACACTTTGTTGATGCGGGAGTTGAACCTGAATTTCAGGCGTTGAAGGCAGCATATGGTGATAGAGTTAAGGTGATACGTGTCTATCGAACCGACACTGAATTTGATGATACGAGAGAATGGCTGAGTCAATGTAATGGGATTGTATATAATGTCGATGGTCATGTAGATACGGCCGTCGATCGGGTACTATTGTTTATAAACGAATGGTTGGAGAGATTAGATGATAAAGTCGATGCCGGAACTACAGCAGGAGTTTCTGAAGAAGGCACGCAGCATCAATCTTAAAGTTGATTGTGGTAGTGATGGCACGTTTAATTCTAATGTGGCAATTGTAGCTGAAGCTCCGGGTAGTAGGGAAGTACAATTGAAAGTGCCGCTAGTCGGCGGTAGTGGATCGCTCTTGTGGTCTGCACTTAAGAAGCATCAGTTGCAGAGGGGTAACTTCTATATAACGAATGTAGTTAAGAGACAGCTAACATTTGGAGGATTAGATGCTGACAAGGTGCAATTGCCTAAAGCTGAATACGATCATTGGGTCGGATTACTCAAGTGGGAACTCGCTTGCCTACCCAATTTACGATACGTGCTATTGCTTGGCAATCTCGCCCTCGATGCTCTATGTGGACGTAAAGGTATTACCAAATGGAGAGGAAGCGTACTTGACTTTGAGATGTTCTCACTCGCCACAAGTCAGCCCCGTACTTACAAAGCAGTTGTTGCCAACAATCCCGCCGCTGTACTTAGAGAGCCTAAAACTGAGATCTCATTTATAATGGATGTTGCTAAGCTGACTAAGGTGATGAGTGGTCGATGGCAACCTTATGAGATAAAGGGTGAAGTTTGCTATGACTATAAAAGAGCGAAGGAAAGGATTGCGTACTACTCCGCTACTAGAAAACCTATCAGCTTTGATATCGAAACGGGAGGTGGAGAAACGGCCTGCGTCGGATTGGCCGATGATAAGCATTATGGAACTTGCATTCCCTTCAGAGGTATCAGGGGTGAAGACTACTTTTCGCTCGAAGAAGAAGCTGATTTGCGAATGCGCTTGCAACAAATGTTCGCCAACGAACGACTCCGTTTTGTTGCTCAGAACGCGAACTTTGACATGTATTGGCTCTGGATTAAGGACAAGATACGGGTACATAAAGCGTGGTTCGACACCATGTTGGCACACCATTGTTTATATCCCAGTATCCCCCATGATCTTGGATATCTTTGTACACAATACACAACGCATCCGTATTATAAAGACGAGAGAGGCGAATGGAAGGATAAGGGTGACATCGACCTTTTCTGGCAATACAATGTTAAGGACGTTTGCATTACTCTTGCGGTACAAGAGCGATTAATACATGAACTTGAAGAACAGAATATGAGTGACTTCTTCTTTACACATATAATGAAATTGCAGCAACATCTAGTAACGATGACAGTGGGAGGAGTACTGATTGATGGAGAAGAGAAGGACAAGTTCAGACACGATGTTCGAGAAACAGTTGCGCGGCTCCTACAGGAGTTTCATGGAGCGGTTGCGAAAGCGACTACTGACGATACATTTAGACCTAATCCGAGTTCGACAAGAGATCGTTCGGAACTCTACTTCAACAGACTTAAACTCGTCGGTAGAGGTACATCTACGGATGCAGCAAATAGAGATCGAATGCGTCAACATCCTAGAACTTCTGAAGACGCTAGACATGTCCTCCGACTCCACGACGAATGGGCCAAAGAATTCAAGTTCTTAAGTACTTATGCAGAATCAGATATAGATGAAGATGGAAGGATGAGATGTGAATGGCGACAAACTGGAACGCAAGCGGCCCCCGGTCGACTAAGCAGTGCGCAAACACTACTCGGAACGGGGGCCAACTTGCAGAACCAACCTACAAAGGCAAGGAGAATGTTCGTTGCAGATGAAGGTTATGTGTTCATTTACTTTGATCTTAGTCAAGCAGAAGCTAGATATGTAGCTTGGGATGCGGAGATAACGAAGTGGAAAGAACAATTTGAAAAAGCAAGGTTAGATGGAAGCTATGATTGTCATAGGGCTTTGGCAAGCGAGATGTTCAATGTCCCTTACGAAGACGTGCCTACCACTGACGAAGATGCAAGCGGAAGTAAAACGATCAGGTTCATTGCGAAGAGATGCAGGCATGGACTGAATTACAGGATGGCTCCTGAACGGCTGGCCGAGACTACGGGCCTTCCGCTTCAACGAGCGCATGAGAGCTACATCATGTATCATCGCCTTACACCTGAGCTTCGTAGATGGTGGGGAACGCTTGAGAAGGAGGTACGTTCCACACGCATGTTGTACAACGCTTTCGGCCGCCGCCTGTACGTCATGGAGAGACTGACCGAAGACAGCCTGGAATCGATAGTCGCTTTCAAGCCGCAATCTACAATTGGAGATAAGGTCAGTCAAGTTATTTATCAATGTCACGAGGATGACAAGTGGGATAGGCGACGGGAGCGGATATGCCTGAACGTGCATGATGCCTTAGTTGGGTTAGCTACCGTACAGAGGGCGAAACACTGTCTTGCCATAATGAAGAAATACGCTGAACAACCTATCGTAGTACGGGGCGAGCCACTGATAATACCGGCTGATCTGGGCATCTCTGTCGCGGATGAGCAAGGGAAACATCGATGGAGTAATATAAAGAAGGTGAAGCTATGAATGATTTCGATGATTATCAGAAGAGGCAGGGTGATGTCTTCTCAGAGGGTAAGTCGATTGAGTATCTGTCATTGAAGTTATGTAGTCATACGGGGAGACTTGCGAGAGAGGCAGCGCATATTGCTAGAGGTGATTACGAGAATAAAGGAGCACATGCTTATCAAGATGCCGTTGAGGATATCTTAGGGGAGTGTAATGAGATCGTGAGATATGTGGCTATAATTACGACTGTACTTGAAAGGAAGTTGAGCGATGTAATTATATATGGGGAAGAAGCGAAACACATAGGAGATTAGCGATGTCTAAAGGTACAGATTTGGTACGGCTTTCATTTAATCCTAATGCCAACACTGATGTAGAAGAGTTCAAACAAGCGACAGCCGATCTGATTGATCTGGCCGAGAAACACAGAGATAAAGATCCACGTCTATCTGCACTTGCAATTACTGCTTATGAAGAAGCTGCTATGTGGGCCGTGAAACTTGTAACTAGCGAGAAGAAGTAACACTCACAGGAGGATAAAATGGCTACGAGAGCCGAACGCGAACAAGAAGAAGCTGATCGTGAGAAAGCTGATCGTGATATGCAGAATAAACGGCAAGGACAAGTAGACCCGGTAACTGCTGAACACCAACGGGCTGCTGATCAGGCCGCGAAAGCACAACATGCCTATATCGATGAGATGAACAGGAAGATCGCTGATGTAGTTAACAGTGCGGGACACATGAAAGATAAAGATCCGCAACTGCTTAACCATACGGCGCAAGCATTGAGAGACGCAGCAGCACAACTCGAAGCCGCCCAACGCGGAGTGGCGTAAACAGTAATGCTCAGTATCAGTGGCCCAAAAGATTCGTACATCGAACTCTTCATGTCTTTACTTAAAGATCAGGAGACGCCTAGTGAGTACGACTTTTGGGCTGCTGTGTGGACGGTTGGTGCGGTAATAGGTCGTAGCTGCTTCATCGACCGTCCACGAGCACCTATCTACTTTAATTGGTATGTAATTATATGTGCTGAGAGCGGCATGACTAGGAAGTCTACCGTGATTAACTTCGCTAATGATATGATAGAGGGATGCCTGCCAGAAGGAGCGGAAGTATTACAGAATAAGACGACGCCTGAGAAGCTATGGACGATGATGGCTAATCAAAGCGGAGAAAGGGGTAAGAGCCATGTCGTTATTAATATATCCGAGCTTGTTACCTTCTTCGGGCGAGAAGGCTATTCTATGGGAATGCCCATCTTGCTCACTGATCTTTACGATTGTCCAGTTAAGAGGGAAGGAGGAGGAAGTGTTAACTATGGAAGCCTACCTCTCATTAATCCTTTCATCACGTTTATCGCCGGCTCAACACCGTCATGGCTTATACGCGCAATTAACCCAGATGTTATCGAGGGAGGATTTACATCGCGCGTTATTTTCGTTAGTTCCGAGGCTCGAAAGAAGTTGATCTTCTGGCCCGATAGTGTAAACCAGCCCAGTGTTAAAGCGGCGAAGGAATACTTAAATGCTATTAGAGAACACGCCACTAAACTTAAGACAATCTTACCTGATGAAGAGGCGAAGAAGTTTCTTGATGCTTGGTACAGGTCTAGGAACTATTCTACGGAAACTTACCTCCGTAGCTTTGAAAGCCGCGAAGATAGCCACATTCTTCGACTTGCCGGGACGCTCGCCCTTAGCCAACTTAAGTCCAGAATTGGGATTAGTGAAGTCGAACTGGCGCTTCATGCTGTATCAAGGGCAAAGAAGTCTGGTAGTCGCATATTCAAGCAAGCAGCATTTGATCTTAAACTTACAAACGGGCTTGATAAAGTACGTGAAGCACTCTTGAAACGTGGTCTTAATGGGATTAAGAATTGGGAGCTTTACGTACAGTGTAAGTATCACTTTAGCGTGCAAGAGTATAATGGGGTGATGGAGTTGTTGGTAGATATAGGTGCGGTTAAGCAGTACATAGTACCGACGCACACGGGTAGGAGTGGCCGTCCATCACGGTACTTTGTAGCGACGACGAAGATACTTAATCCGCAGAAGTGGGAAGAGATACTGCTAAGGAGTGGGAAGTCTACCGGCGCTGACCACCTTCACGCGCAGACCCCTGAATTGCCTTCGTCAAATTCTCGGGCGTTAGTGGACCATACTTCTTCGCAAACGCAATCCCACTTGGAGAAGACTCCACCATCTTCCATTGATCTTGATATAAAGTATACATTCGACGATCAAGATCGTTGACCTTCTTAGCTTGTTCTTGTGCCATCTTGTAGCGCATGAGAGGCGAGTCGGTGCGAGTGGGATTAGGTCCGATCGTCAGTGATTGATGACGAGAACGTTCAATACGGCGCTGTTCTTCTAGCTGTTGGAATGGTCCCGTGAGTAGTCCTTTATAGACCTGTGCCATAATTGCACGAAGGTCGGGATCGGTAACAGGTGCTCCAACAACGGCACCGGGCAGTGCGCCAGTCTTCTCTGTAGCGTTGATACGAGCATTGTCTTGTAGGACGCGACGCAATCCCGGCTCAGCAGCCATCTGCGCAGTTACGCCTTGCTTAAGAGTAGCCATGTCCTTCTGTAGCTTCTCCGCTGCGGGAGTGTAGATGTAGCGACGATTGACATCGGGCCAGATGTAACTGATGCCGGGAGCGTTGACTGCTTGAGTAGTTAGGAATTTCTCAGTGCCTTCCTTAATACCCTTTGTTACGCTACCACGACTATCGTTAGCTACAACGTCTCCATAGTTGGCTGCTTCGAGCATGGTGCCAATGACGGTGCCGAAGAGAGCGTTGATAGTGTCGTGAGCCGCATGAGGGATACGTGATTGCGGAGACATCTTATCCGCATTAGCTCCTGAGAACTTGAAGTCGCGAATGTCGTTAAAGATAGATCCTCCTGAGAATGCTTTACCCGGTTCGATCTTCTTACCGTATTGAGCGGCGATTGCATTAGCTGCTGGAGGAACGGCGAGACCGAATGTCTGCTCCATCGCGTGAGCCATATCGTCCTTGATAGATGGAGGTACGACGATATCCTTACTTGGAAGGAGGCCGAGAGCACGCGCACCGTGGAGCATTGGAAGGACGAACATCATCACTTCTGGCGGCATTCGTTGTAGAGTGAATTCCTCGTCGGGTCTTCCATATGGGATGTTGAGGCCGAGAGAGCGTGATGCCCAACGTTGGAAGTCAGGAATTGGAATTGATTGCGCACGCGTGTCGTTGGGAAGTTGATTGAAGAACCAATCGCTGGCTTCTGGATCGCGAGATACCATGTAGTAGGCCCACATGGATGCGAAGCCTAGCGATCCTAGACGGGTTAGGTTCTCGGCGGGGTTCTCTAGTATACGTTGCTTCATGTAGCGGAGAGATTGAAGTGCAGTATTAGACCACGGGACCATTGATGTGAATTGCTGTACCCAACGTGATCCACTGACACGCCGCATATCACCACCGATCATGGCAGCTTGGTCAGCAATGAACTTCTCATTCATGGCTATTGATTGCTGGCGTCCCTTAGCTACTTCCTTCTTCCATAGCTTTAGGTTCTGTGAAAGAGCCATCTGCTTAGGAACGTCGTTGAAGACGTTGAGCATATCGAGATAGAAATTACCGACTGATCTAAGGATTGGTCGCTTCTTAATGACTGCGTTGACTTCGTTCATTCTAGCAAGGACGTCATCACTGCGACCAGCTACATGTCCAGCCTTCATTGTCTTAGTTAGATTAGTCCACGAAGTATCGTAGGCTTTAGACATGATATCGGCAACGTGACCTATTAGCTGTCTACCTCCCGGTATTGCTTTAGCGATCATGCTAATAGTGCCGGTATTCATTGCGAGATCGGCTTGCCACTTCTTGGCGAGTTGATTACCGAGTGCTTCTGATATAAGGGCTCTAGCAGTTGAAGCGGGCCAAGCGAGAATGAGATTATAGGGGATGTCGACGCCTGCACCAATTGCACTAAGGATGCGAGATACGGGATGTCCGTAACCGAATGTACTAATAGCGAGACGACTGATCGGGCCGAATGCCATATTGCTATGACGAGCGACACCGCCAATGATGATGTCGAATGGTACGCTGGCTCTAAGTGCGAAGCCGGGATTCATCCATCCAGTAGTGCCTGCTTGAATTGTCTTCCGCATTTGGTTCATAATGGGAACGACAGCAGCAGGAGCGAACTTCAATGCTTCGTGAATTGCCTTCTCGTTATGTCTCACTAATACGAGGCCACCATCACGTTCTCTATATGTGTAGTAGTAGCCGGTCCTATCATTAGCTGTGCCGTTAACTTTACTCTCTACCCACTTGATGTTCTGAGGTATCTCCTTCTCTGGTATTCTCTTGACGATCTCGAGCTTACGAGGGTTATAGTTACGTGATCCTAACATCATGTTAGTGTAGTCGCGTCGAGCATTATTATGAGCGATAGCTTGACGGACGCGGATGTCTACATGCTTTAATTCAGAGAATGGATCACGAGGGTTATTAGTGCGAGGGTGAGGTACGTCAAACTGACCGGGATTTGTATAGATGCTAGTCTCATCAGGTTTCTGATAGCCCTTACGAGTCTTAGATCGATTAGCCATCCTATAGAGGCCGAGGACCGCTTCGGGATTTGTATTGAGAATATGCCCCTCTGTCGTATTCATTAGTTTAGTACCGACACGCTGCAAGAAGTTCTTCTGCGCCATCGGATTGTCGGTTAGATGGTAATTGCCCATACGAGTTTCGAGTTTAAGACGCTGCCCCTCCGCATTACTCATAGCTCCTTCTCTAACAGCCAAGTCGAATGGATCGTCGTAGAGACGCTGTAGCTGTTGCTCAACTGCACGAATGCGAGGGTCTTGTCTCGACTGATTAAGGCGTGCTTGTACGGTAGCTTTATCCTCATTCATCATAGAGTAGCGGAGATTAGGATCAACGTCAGCTAAGCGAGCATTACGTTCTGCTAGGCGAGTGTTGACTTCATCTTGTAACTCTTGAAGACGTGCAGGTGTAGACCGCCCTCTAGGCCCTTGTGCCTTCGTTAATGCGGCTTGTGCATCTGTTAATAGATCGTTAGTACGAGCTAGTGCATCTGTATCACCGCGGATACGGTCTGCATCCGCTGCGTGCTGTAGGAACTTCTCTTGGAAAGCTGGATCGTCTCTAGCGAACTTCTCGACAATAGGAGATACTTTAGAGTCATACCATATACGATGATCTGCAATAGGATTGTTACCGGCGTTCTGTCGAATGTTAGTCATAAAGAGGTCGATCTCATCGTTTGTGAGACCGCCCTCTTTAGCCATTACTCGGAAGGGTTCAACGTCGCTACCTGCTTTAGCTGCACCCATCTTAAGAGCGTTAACAGTAGGATAAGCAGCTTGAGACATTGCGTGTGTGGTTGGCCCCGCTGATACGTTACGGAGACGACGCGCACCGAATAGGGTGGCGAATAAGCCTGCTGCACCTACTGTAGCGACGCCTGCTGATCCATCATCCTTCTTATTAAGGTCGGCTCTAAGATCAATATCTCTAGCTGCGTCGACTACGCTTGGCTTACCTGTGTCTTCTTTACTGGAATAGAGGTCTTTAGCTGCTTCAACTGTGTCGGCGACAATGGAAGGATCGCCTTTAGAGTACCTAACGGCTTGATCAATAGCCGCTGGTATAGCAATGTTTGCTCCCACTCGCGTTGCTGCTTCTCCTGCTGTGGCTCCCTTGGGAATAACGGTAACTGGAGTGAGTGCTTCTGCGACATTGAGGCCAATCCTTCCAGCTTTTGTAGCGGCAACAGATGCGAGACCTCTACCAACTGCACCAGTAGCGCCAGTGACCGCTCCAATACCGCGAGTCGGAGCAGCACTACCAACAATATTCATTAGAGTGTCGGCTTGAGTACGTTCAGGTGGGAGACGAGGATCACCGAAGAACTCATTCGTCCCTTGTCCCCACTTACGAGCGAACGCTAATCCTTGTCGATAGAACGGAGTCGTCTCTTCGTAATAACGTTTAGAGTGTTTTGTTATTTCTTCGAATCGCTTTTGTACGTCTTCCGGCGCAGCATCGGGACGAGCACGTTGTATGTCTTCGATGACCTTCTGATTATAGGCTTTAAGTTTCTCTTCTCCACCTGCTGGATCGAATAGGTTCTGTGCGAAACCCTTCTCCGGAGTGTAGGTAGGATCTACGCGGTCATATAGATAGTCTTTAACTGCGCCACCTAATCCATAGAGGCCAGCTATTGCTCCGGGTGTATCTGCGAGGCCAATACCACCTTGTCGAAGCATCCATTTAGCGTAGCCCTTCAACGAGCTATCATCCGGACCTTCTGCTTCGCCCGTGTCCTTACCTTCTTTATCGAAGATGATCTTCTTTTCTTCAGCCATTATTAATAACCATCGTCATATGGATCGGCAGCAGGAGGACGAGTGTAGGGAAGTATTGTTGGTTCTGTTCCGATCGGTACGACCATGGTGATACCGCGACGAGTCTTTCTCTCATGTGTCTTACCGATATCTTCGCCAGGATTTAGGATGCCCTTAGTCTCTGCTTCTTTCGGAGTCATACTACCCTTCGGCCAATTGATATCCTTGCTGATATATTCGAGACGTTTCTTATAATTATCAGCAGTGGCCGCAATTCTCTCTCTAGCGACGTTGCGTCCTTCTTTAGCAATGCCTTCTCTAGAAGCTCGATCTGCTGCACCTTCCTTAGCACGTTCCGCTCTAGTCATCTCTTGTATTAAGAGACGATTCTTCAATTCATCTCTAATATTAGCGGACTTGGCTGCATCTGCTGCATAGAGTTCGGCCCATGAATAAGGGTCGCGCTGTGGACCCATCGCCTTAACGAGTGCGAGTGGGTCAAAACTGCTGTCTCCAGCCATTATAGACTCCTATAAGCGATTACGAGAATGCCCCAAAGGATTCACGAGTTCGATCTTTCATTGTGTCCCATAGATCGCTATAGCCGCCCCCGCCTTCTGAGAACTGTGGACGTTGTTGCATGTAGGGAGAAGCGTTTTTCATAAAGCCTTGTCCTGCGGCACCGATAGCACCAGCGAGATTAGCGTAGCCATAATTGGGTGCTTGATACGGCAACCGTCCTCCCTCCATCATCGCAGCTTTAAGTCCACCAGACTGATCTCTGCCTGCTGCTTGTGATAGTCCACCACTATCGATGGCAGTTGGCGAGAACGATACATTAGGATCAGCAGAAGCACGAGTGGCAAACAGGTTATAGAGGTTAGCTTGCATCTTATTCTCTTGATCGGCAAGTTGTGGAGCGAGAGTCATAGCTTGTGCTTTAGCTGCTCCACCGATACCTGCTAACTCTTTACCACGTTGTCTAGCGATTTCAGTCAGGAGACGATCTGGATTAGTTCCAGTACGCATAGCTTGTCGTGCGCCTATATTAAGAGTGTCATCGAACGCACGATTAGTAGCTGTAGATTGTGCTCCCGTAATGAGATGTTCTAACTCCCCTGCTGTTGGAGTAGTTCTATTCCTCATCTCATCAAAGAGAGCACTACTATAGTCGCGTTCCTTAGCTTGTTGTGCTAAGTTGAGATCCATCTGACGACGCTTCTTAGCAACGTCGCCAAACTGCGCCATCTTCTCCGATTGTTCGCGCTGCATTAACGCCTTAGTAGCGGGTGCAGCCTCTTGTACCCATCCTTGTCCCGGTATGAACCGTGTTGTATTACCCTGCGCGTCTGTCTGACCGAGGTCTTGCTTAGCCTCAATACGACTCGCTTCTATACGCGCTTGATACCTTTCACGCTCCCTCGCGTAGTAGTTCATTAACGCGATGGACCAATTAGTATTAGCCGTGTATTTCTGTGCGTCGGCGGCAATAGACGCACCAACGATGCTGCCTACAGCACCAAACGCGCCGCCTAACATACCGCCCATCATTTCCATCCTTAGAAGGCTCCTACGCTACCCGCAGTTCGGCGCTTCTCTTCTTCAGTCATAGCATCTTGTAGTGCAGTACTACCGGCATTGACAGCACCTTGAGCCTTACCACCTTTAGCGATGAATGTTTCAGGATCGAAGAATTGCGTCTCGCCAAAGGCATTGCGAAGCTTACCTTCCAGTCCTCCAGTGAAGGTAGAAGCGCCAGACTTAATCTTCCCGGCCCAGTTGGAAGCATCATATGTATCGCCGAAGTCCCAATTCGTAATCCCTTGTCGTGCTTGCTTGTCGATATCCTTAAGTGACTGTCTGCCTGTTTCGAGGACACCCATACCGAGTTCATTACCGCGAGCAATAGCACCGGCTCTGGCGTTCTTAAGTGCTGTTGAAGCAGTACTGTAACCAGTATCGTTCAGTGTGCCACGGGCTTTAGCGCGATCAATATAGTCTGTCGCTTCGCCGTACTGTCCACCGACGATAGCTTCGATGAGAGCATCGTCAGCAGTATCGGGGATGTAAGTAGTTTCGAAACCAGTAGGCACTTCACTCTCATAACCGCGAGTCAGTGCTCCACGTTCCGCAGTACGCTCGCCGCTGAGTGTGTTCTCCCACAAGTCTGTACCGAAGTACTGTCCCGGATTAGGATCGAGTTCAGGCACGACACCTTTAGCACGATCAAGTGCAGTCTTATACGATGCCATGATTCCATAGGTGTCATCGATACCCATATTACGTAATTGGCTAGTACCGTAGTTCTCAGCAGTCGTATAAGCTCCTCCAAGTTTACCTTGGAACGCTGCTTTATCAGCAACGAGTTGATCAGCTTTCTTCTGATCCGCTAGAGCAAGAGCATCTGCTGCGATCTTGGCTCGATGGTCTTCTAGGTCCATCTGAGCTTTAGCTTCAACAGCAGGATCGGGAGCAGGAGGAGGTTGCGGTTGACCACCTCCACCACTTCCACAATTCAACACTTCATCGCTATTATCACCATCCCCGCTATCCCTATTATCATTAGGATAACTACGAGGATCGTCGTATACTGATAAGGTTGCATCTTCTTCGTCCTTACGATTACGAAGATCGTTGATCATCCATGCTGGCAGCATTGTTGACATCCTTTACAAAATACGCTCCAGCCTCTCTGAAGCCGAGCTTTTGAGACATCTTTGCGAAGAGACGAACTTGCTTATCGGAGTGCTTATCGCGGATGATATCTACGATAAAGCGAACACAGCCTCGTAAAGCGCCCCATTGTAGGAACTGCTTTAGTAATAGAAAGGCGACTGGACTCCCCCTGTATTGTTTATCGACGTACCATACACTGCTTATAGCGAACTTGTCGGTGGAGATGAAGAAACTATTCACATAACCGATGAAGAACCCAACAGGCTCGCCTTCTCTATAAGCGGCCCATCCATTATACGTCATCCTTTCGGGATCACTCATCTTATAATCGGCATGTCTAAGTATAGCTTTCATGTCGAAGTCTTGATGAGGGACGAGTTCAGCATGAGCCTTACGGAAGAGAGGTTCTAATACGTATAAGTCTTCTTTAGTCAGCATCTCGCGGATGTCATACCACGATCCCGCGCGCTTAAGGCGTTCGAGACGACGCTGTTTATGTGTGACTATTTCATTTTGCTGTAGCAAGATTAGCCTCCAATGCTTCAATACGGGTCATCGCTTCCTGTAGTGCCTTAGTAATTGCTGCTAACGTTACCATTATATTAGGTTGTTGAGGCGCACCTGTATCATCTTTGATGCCCGAAGATGCGAATGGGATCATTGCTTCTTGTAATTCGTGAGCAATGAAGCCCCATCTTTCTTCGTCACTTGATACAGAATAGGGCTCCCAATCAGAAGGAGTATATTTAATTGGTCGAAGTGTCTTAACGATATCCCACATCGATCCGAGATCAACGACATCTTTCTTCAGCCGATAATCAGAATGTGCATTGAGCACAGAGCCCCAATTGCTAGTATCGATCCATGCATTTAGTGTACTTTGCCAATCGAAGTTGTAAAGATTTCCACCACCTGGACCATTGTAGCCTTGTCTACCCTTTATACCTCTAGCGGGATGAATACCACCACCACTATCAAACCAAGTATACTCACCACCACCCGCAACACGTATATAGAAACCTCCAGAAGAAAAAATAGAATCACCGTCACTATATATAGTGCCATTGTTGAAGTTACTTGCGGAACTAGAACTACCCGTACAGTTGCCGCTAAGCGTACCGTTGAATTGTGTAGCGGTTACTTGACCATAGAAGCTAGTGTTACCATTAGTATCGATGCTCATGCATTGACGACCAGCATTCTCATCCCAAATGCCGAATGCGCCCCAATTCAGTGTACCCATAGACCATTGACGCACACCCTCTACTGTAGAGACGAAACGTGCGTGCCAGTATGACGGTACGGATATTCTTAGTCCATCACTATAACGAGATGTAATGATATTAGCACTGATATCTGTACCAACAGTTAAACTAGTAGCCACACTTAAGCTACCATTTATATTAGATCCTCCATTAGCAAAGTGTGCGTAATATATTGAGCCGTTAGCAGAATGCATATAGATGGGACCAGCACCTAATGCTCTAAGTAGAAGATTAGTCCCATCGCTCATCAGACCACTGGACACATTACTGCCAACTGCTATAGAACCTGAAGTCCTAAGCATACCGTTAGTAATAAGGTCGTGACTAAATGTTGCAATTCCCGTTAAACGATTGATACTTAGCGGCATGCCGAGATATGTCCCAGCATCATTATATCGATGAAGTTCGAAGTTATTAGGACCGGGATCGGCCGCTCTCATAAGCCAACGTATATATCCAGTAGCTGCGTAACTTTGATAGAAAGAAATATCGGAATAGGCTCCCGGAGCAGCTAGAGACAAAGTAGTGAGAGTTAATGGCCCTGACATTATGTCACCAGCTTTAGATACCTTTAAGGCGTCTTGCTGATCGACGTAAATAGTCGAGGCTTTCGTACCAATACTAGATGCCATGGAAGCATCGGCAGCATCAACATAGTCTTTACGGACTGCATTAGTCGAACCGGGATTAATGGGGAGCGCCAAGTGCCCCGTCATTGTATCTCCCGCTTTAGCTACCTTCTCAGTATCGAGTTCGTTAATCGCTGCTTGTACGTTCGTTGCTGCAATGTTACCTGCGGGAGTATTCGGTAGAGTTGCAGCATTGATGGCGGAGACGGTCGCCCATGTAGCGGTACTGCCTCTACGTCCATAAACTGCACCATCAGTTGGCGCTTCATTTATAATACCTTGTGGGCCTGTAGGACCAACAGGACCAATTTCACCCTGAATGCCTTGTGGACCTTGAATACCTTGCGGCCCAATCTCTCCCTGTACACCTCTTTCACCACTAACGGACAACAACCAATCGCTGTGTGTTCCTGATCCGCCAATCACATCGACATCTACTGTTAATGTATTACCGCTATAAGAGATGATCGCGCCCCACATGTAATCTACGGTGGGATTAGCGGCACTATTAATGATGATCTTCGCACCGGGAGTAAAGACGCGGCCAGTCTGTGTTTGAAATACCTTCGTTCCTAGACCGATAGTAACTGCCGTAGATGAAGTGCCACTAAGGGCTTGGATGAAGTCGATAGCGTGCCAGTAGTCAGGATGTAATGCGCGTGACTGTGCGAATGTAGTAGGAGCAGGAGGGCTAAGATGTGCAACGAAGCACTCAAATGCGAAGGCCACATCAACGTCAACAACACGATCACCTACATTGTAATATTCGTTGTTCTTCCAGATACCTTTAAGGCTATCCGTACCCGTCATTAGATACAAGATCGTATCGACCGTCTTAATATTACGATCGTAGTAGACGTGCCAACCCGGAAAGTCGAATTGGGGAATCTCGAAGTCAAAGTATTTCGTAGTTTCTCGAACTGCGCCGCTCATCGATCTCTTCCTATTATTTTATAGCCGAAGATAAAGGCGATGAATCGTAAGGGCAGTTTGACTGCGCCTTGGATACGTAGTTTGAACAACTTCCCACGAGCTTCGAAAGGCCAAGGACGCTGACGAATAGCTAATCTACCAGCACCATAAGACTGTTCGTAGACACCGTAGCCGCCTTCATCACCACCAATCATATCCATGCTTAATTGTGGCGTATATTCTCCTGTAATCTTATGCTTATAATAGTAGTCGAGGAACATCTGTACGGTAAAGCGGCCTGTCCCTTTAGCATCGACATTGAGTGTCTTCGATATTTTAGTGAGGTCGCGCTTGTCGAAGTCAGCCCATGGGAATTCGATGGCGAAGTTGATAGGAATGCCAGTATAGATCTCCCAATTATAGGGATATGTCTCTCGATCACTCTCAAATGTAAGTGCGATGTTCGCTGTCGATGTATGAGCAATCATGCATGTGAAGACTTCGTTAGTGTCGTTATCTTTAATGCGCTGTCCCACTGTATAGGCGGTACTATGTGCCCACGTTTTATCAAATTCGCCTTTAAAATCAGCGTAGATAGGATCGAAGCGGTTGCCCATACGCCAGACTTTACCATATTTGGCGAGGAATACGCGACCATATAGTGATGTAGTGCCGCAAGCGAAATTCCATCCCTTATAGCGCGACCATGCTTTAATCTTCAATGACTTACTGTAAGTTAATGCATAAGCGGTCATCTCAGTACGCATACGCACGATGTCGATGTCATCTCCTCCCCAATTCTTCGCCTCTACAATCGTATTAAGAACGTCAAACGTGATTACGTTATCTGTGACGACTGACTTCACAATACACGGATCGGGGAGATCGATAACGTTCTTTGCTCCTTTCATCGCCGTAATGCTAGTCAGCCTAAACTTATCGCCCACCTCGAGTCCATGATTAGGCGTATTAAGGACAGCACGAGTAGTGCCGATTAGTTCTTGTAAGTAGTAGATAGGATCATTCGGTAGTTGTGTAGGTACGTCGTCGTGGTTAGGTGCAAATAACACGTAGCGGTTATCGTGAGTGCTATAGACACTGAAGATATCGCGCTCAAGTGTCTTCGCAGTGAGACGAGAGATATTCTTCTGTATCATCGGAGCGATGAATTCACTCATTCGGGAAGGGATGATAGAGCTATCAAATTGTGATTTCGCGAATGACGGAACGCCAACAGGATCGGCCATCACAAGATCGAAGCCGAGAAAGACCATGCTCTTATGTGCGATTGCTCCATGTCGCGCAACACTATCGGTAGTCTCTGGTCTATGTGTAGTCCCGTCGAAGATACCCAACTCAACCATTGCTACCGTATCATCGAAAGCAACAGCGAGAAAGTTTCTGAATTTATTGATGCCTCTAATATAAAGCGAGGAGCTATTAGTGTTATTCAACTCTATACTACAAGCATCATTAGGAGCAGGCGCCCCTTCCCATGTACCTGAAGAGTCGGTATTACTAATATGCACCTTCCATGGCTTCAGTGGATCGCCCGCCATAATGAGCCATCTATCAATAGAACATACATATCTACAAACGGGTACATTTACGATGTTAAAGCTGTCGCCCTCATCACTTAAATACTGACAATTAGGTGTCCTACTGAAGTCAATTAGCAATGGCTTATCTATACCATTAACCGCTATCAATTGCCCCTTAAAGATTGCTGTTGATACGTAGTCGATAGGAGAAGTCCAGCCCGCCGAACCAGCAACTGCTCCCGGTGCAACGAATGCTTTGGCATTATCCCATATACGTGTAACAGTCATCGCGGCATTAATCTTAACTACCTCGCCAACAGCATCGAACACTACTAGATGATCGCTAAAATAGATGATTTCGATAATGTCTCCAGCTAGGAAGTGTGTGTCCTTTGTAAATGTCTTGGCCCCTGCGTCACTACTCGTTACGGAGGCCATAGTCTTCATCACTAGTCTGAAATTATTAGCATCGATGACGCGAACACCTAGCGGCTTGCCAATGATCTCACTGCTGACAAGACCGAGCATGTTAGCCCAGCCAACAGTAAATGTAACGTGATCACCGTCCACTAATCCATGAGAGGTATAGGCACAGACAAGTTCGCGTTGATTAATCGTCCAATTGATTGCGACCGTTGCTGTGCCTGTTAGTACGCTACCGCGACGTAAGTCTGCGAATAGCTCTGTACCCCATCTCACACTTAGTGTATTATCGACGCCTCTATGTACGTTGTCTAGAACGGGTTGAAAGGTTGCGGACAAATTAAGATCGTCATCAACTACGTTGAGCCCTCCACTAAAATCACGAACAATAGTCGACTTAAGAGGAGCCATTAACTGGTCATCCAATCAGTGAATGGAGACGCGGCAGGAGCACCGAATGGGATCGGTCCCTTATTCAATGCTTCACGTAACTGCGCCTCTCTTTTAGCCGTAGCTTCTGAGAACTTCTTAATCGCATTAGGTGCGTCTTCATCGTCAGCTAGATAATTAAAACAAGTAGCACAGACTAGAAGATCATCATCTAGCTTAACATCATCATTAGCTAGAAATGGTGCAGGTTTCGTTCGATACGTCAGAGTTACGCGACCCGTAGTCGTCATTGGAACGATACGGAATAACTTGTTATTAGGTACTGTTTCGTAATAGCGACGGAACGTAACCGAATTGAGATGAGGAGGCATTGCTGCTAATGGTGTCGGCTCGCTCTCATACCAGATATATCTGATGTCATCACTTCTCTTAATCTTCTGTGTTAGATCCTCGATAACTTGCCCATCTTGACCATTAAGAGTAAACATCTCTCTATTAGTCGTATAGGTAGGCCACCAGTAATGGTCGAAGAAGATGTTAAACTGTCGTTGGAGGATAGCCGCGAGTGTGTCTTCGGCATACTGCTGTACAGAGACGCCTGGCTCCTGTCTTAATTCGACGAGAGCACGAAAGATGAGATCGTTGAAAGTTGTCATCACTCACCTCAGAAGAGTGGGGACTCCTTATTCGTATAAGAAATCCCCATCTTGATTTAGCCACCAAAGTGAGCATTGCCGTAGAGGTTGGTAAGATCAGCGAGACCGATAAGAGCGAAAGTAACGACGTTATTGCTCGCTGTCGCAAAGTCAACGCTGCCACGAGGATCACTCGTAGTTGCGGTCTGTGCAGTAGCGTTAGTCGCGCCAGTAACAAGAGTACCAGCACTCGCGGCTACACCATTCTCGAGCCACGTCTGCGCTCCGATTGTACGATAAGGCACACCGAGCACATCAGTGAAGCCAACGTTGATCGCAGTAGCACTCGCATTAGCCGTCCATGAGAGAAGGTCGACCTGACGGTAGATTTTAACACTGTTGACCGGAGTTGCAGCAGTCATAGTAAGAGTTTCACGGATCGGTTGACCCATGTAATCGCGACCTTGAATGGTCACTACGCCAGTAGCACCTGCCGGTCCAACGAACGAAAGTTGACGACCAAATGGTCCCATCTTAGCTCGATAGCCAGCAACGAAGACGTTCGTACTACCAGCGGCAATCCAGCTACCAGAAGCGATGATACCGTTAGCACTAGCCGCCGCAACTGCACCGTAGTCTGCTCTAAACTCTCCAGTAACGTAGTCGATGTCCGCACTGAAGTTAGCACTTGGAACGTACATATTAACGTTCGGATTCCAAGTATCGAAGTGTTGAGCCTGAGGGAAGGGCATTACTTGTCTCCTTTCTTAAGCGGACGATGCTGAACACCGACAACATCACTCGTCTCCAAGTCTACGAGTTCGACGTGTTCGGGATCACCAACGAGACGCTCTACTTCTGCACGAGTCCTTACACGAATAGAGTGGCCTTTAGGAAACTTGAGGATATAAGACGAAGGCTCCTCAATCTCCTTGTAGTCAAAGAGCCGCTTCTCCTTATTATATGAAGCGACTCGCCTCTTATATGGCCCGCCGTCTTCCACTGTGAATTTCGGAACGGGCTGATTATTCTTAAGCTGGACTGCTTGTGCCATACTCTCTACTCGTTGATAAGGACAGCGTGAGTACGATAGGCTTTCCACATACAGAATTGGCCTTGCCATACAACACGGCTACCGTTTGCGTCCACGTTCCACGGCGCAGTCAACTCCTTCACCTTCATATTAACGTGCTTGAGGATATGGAGGCGTAGATATTTAGAGTTGATGAAGTAGATCTTATTGACTGGGCAGTCTTCATCATAGAGCATTGGTACTGCCTGATGACTGACCCCTTTGAAACCCAGGTCCATCATCTTCTTTCCGTTATTGCTATCAGTGAGTTCGATCGTCACCTTGTCACGAACAGCAGCACGGTAGATGCGATAGAGATTGCGTCCCGTAAGCATTACATCAGGACGTTCGCCCTTCACGGTGAGGTCCATAAGCACGTCATCAAGAGCTTCCTCGATGTTCGTGCTATCAATTCCCCCAACGTCGAAGTCATAGCTGGAAGTGCGCCACTGTGGTTCACTTGCACGAGACAGGCCCCCCAGTGTGCCCGTAGTAGGATCGTCTGGGATCATAGTAGCAAGACCATAAGGATCAGTGCCGCCACCAGCAGCATAGAGATAAGCGGAGAACTGCTCTTTAATTGACTCTTCCAAGACTTCCATCTTGGCTTTCATCAATTTAAAGATTTGCGCTCGCCCTCTGTTCTCATCTTCCTCTTGTTCACTGATAATAACCGTACCAGCGAACCTACTCCAGCTATAACGAACTGTCGTAAATTCGTTAGTCTGGTTTACAGGGAGAGGTTGGTAGTATTCGTAAGTCCCAACATTAGGATTACGACCTACGGTGAGAGGATTAGTGATTTCCCAACCGCCATCTTCATACTCGACGCGATTGGTAGCCATTGCCCACGCGACGAATGCGTTGGATTTAACAGCCGCCATGATCAACTTGCCACGACTCTTAGTGAGTGTGGAGTTGAGAACCGTTGCGATAACAGACATTATCCTTGATACCCTGCTTCTAGAAGTGCCTCTTCGACAATCGATGCGTAAGATCGATCTGGCGAGGCGACTTCGGTTTTCCGCTCAGTCATCTGCCCGTTAGATGGACCACGACCATTAACGATTGGACGACGACGAGATGCTTGTTGCCTCGGCTGTTGTCCCTGCATAACTGCGACGAGTTGCGGGCCAAGAGGTTGGTTAAAATCCAACCCATTCCGAAGCGCGAACTCTCGAACTCTAAAGTATGCCTCCGTTTCATGGAGACCTTGAGTTCGCATCAAGTTCGCGATAGCATCCTGATGCGGGTCTGCGTCAGGGTATTTAGAAAGGAATGTATCGTATCTAGTTTTAACTGCCTGATTAAGTTGTGCCTCTGCCGCTCGCTCCTTACTCATTTTATCGAGAGGAGCAAAACGTTCATCGAGCATCTTCTTAATCGCATCGGTCTGAACAGTCCCTATATTCTGACCGAGTAATTTATTTAGATCGACACCTTTCGCGGAAGCCTCGGCCAAGACGATTTGGACGAGTTGCGCAGGATTATTCTTGAAAAGTGCCATCATGTCAAGAGCCGCAGCAGTCTCATCGGTATTTAGACCGAGTTTTGCTGGTGCTCCATTGAGGAAGTTAGCCTCACTCTGTAGTGCCTTTACTTGTTGTAGCTCTTTCTCTTTAGCTTCGAGAAGACCACGGTAGCGTCTATTCTGCTCATCTAGCCTCCTACCTCTACCAGCAGGAGCGATGATATTACCGCGAGCATCGATAACATTGCCTGCTTGATCGTAGCGAACTTGACTTTCATCCTGCTGACGTTGCTGATTAGGATCGGCTTGTCGTTGTGGTGCTTCATTAGTACCATCTGGCCCGCCAGTGTCGGGAGTACTATCGTCAATACCACTAAAATCATCACTATCAGTATCAGGCTCTAATCCCGGTACTGTATCTAGCAGATTATCGTCTACCTCGTTATTGAGGGAGTCCCTGCGCGGTGCCATTTGGCTGTCCTCTCGCTATTGAAGGTTGTATCGGAGTTGCACTCTGATTGTGTATCTCCGTAACTCGATTCTTCTTAGACTGTTGTACTCTCATCATCACTTCTTCAACAGCCTGTCTTATCGGTACGCCTTTAGCAGTAGCCTGTCCGATTGCCGCTTTGGCTTCCGGAGGTAGTTGATTGATCATCTGCTCCATTTCAGCAACCTGATCACCTTGCGGTTGCTGTTGTTCCGGCTGTTCTGGAGCCAACTGCTTCTCTACAGTAGCTCTGAGCATCGCCCAATCTTCCTGAGTAATGGTGATCTCGTCAAATGCACGCTCAAATACCTTTAGAATTACAAGCATCGTAGAAGGAATGGCTTTACCGAACTGACCTAGCACTTGTCCAATCTGTATCGCTTCTTCCTTCTTCGCACGAGACGTCGGTTTCAGTGCAGAACCACCAACCATCCGCATCGAGAACTTACCATGCAACTCCTGTGGTGACATCGGAGTGAACTGTCTCCATATCTCACCACACTTATCCTCGATAAGCGCGCCGACCATCTCCGCAGACATCTTAGCTACACACAACTCCAATAGACCATTGCCGATATTCCCAATGAAGTCTTCGATCTGGTCGATCTTCTCATCTAGTCGTGTTTGTGTCTGCGACTCGTAAGACTCGATGGCCTTATTAGTCGTATTAGTCTTATACTCGACCCCTCTCATAACGTTTGTAACGCTTGATACTCGATCTATAGCTTGCAAATACGGCTGGGGGTCGAATAGCTGCATAAATTGCCCAGAGGGCGGCGGGATTGAGAATATTAGTTCTCCAATCTTTTTGCCATCTGGTACTTTCACGCCGACCGCACCGCCCTTCTCTGCACCACTTAGAAAAGCGGAAATAATTGCAGGATCTTTTATCGCATCTATATCGTAGAACAGATTCTTGCGAGCCCATGCTATCGCTCTTCTCCTTTCACTCGCGATTTCGTTGATCGCATCTTGTTGATCAAGGTAGTACATGACCTCAGATCGAGCATAGTCGCCCTCGGGATCGGTATAAAACTCCAAGCAATAGATGGGGAAGAAATTGGTGAGATTGTACGGATCGTCCCAAACCCAGATGGGCCACGACCAGTTCTTATCGTTAAACAATAAGAGCCGTCGTGTAATCTTGTCATATACCCTCCACACTTTAGTATACTGTGCTTTACAATAGCTTTCTTCATCATCGTACCCATATGAATGATAATCCTTGTGTCCATCTAATAGCGAAAAGTTCGTAATCTCCTCATCTGTATGTCCGCCTCCTGACTTTGCATTAAGTACATGCGTCGGTGCATAGATCGATTCCCATTCGTCACTTTTATCCTCACTCTTCTTAAAGTAGATCGCCCTCAGAAGGGTAGTCGCTACATAATCTGCAATCATAACCCAATTACAATCAGTCAAATCGTTATGAGTCGTAGCAGGATCGCGTAGTACATCTTTAGGATGTCTGAACTTCGCCCACGGACCCGCAGGACTTAGTACGTCTACCTTCTCTTCTAGCGCCGCTAAATTACCCTCGATCTCCTGTATCTCCGTAATATCTTTCGCCTTAGCCAGTCTATCCGCTTCAAATGAAATCTCTGCCAATGTTGCCTCACTGCTATCCTCTTTATCCGTCCAGCCCAACTCTAGATACGCTACGTTCGTAAGTGTACACATTATAATACACTTACGCGCTTTGGGCTTTAGGTTGATACCGGGACTTGTCTTCGTTGCAAACAATGTATTGACCAGCCTCTCCGCGCATGTGGCGAAGTAGTTAGTCGCTTCATCCTGCTTATCGTTAGCGGTGATTTCGACATCTGGATTCTTGGCATAAGTGGCAGGGACCAACGCCGTAGTGTTCGCAAATACAACGTTCTCTGTTTCGATATGCTCATCACTTACACCTGTCCCTTTACGCGCCATCCTCGACGTATTAGGGCT